GTCCTCCGGACAGATGTTCGATGCCTACACAAAGGCCCGGCCCCCGCCGGGCCTTTACTTTGCGGAGGACGCCTGTCTGACGAAACCATCGACGCAGAACTCGTGGACGGAGACGGAGGGAGCGACCTCTTCGACACCGACGAGTCTCGACGCGCCAACGGCACCTTCGGACCAGGTAACAAAGCCGCCAAGGCCAGACTCAATCCCGGTCACGTCGTCCCCAAGAAGTTCCGCAAGCAACTCGGGGAAGCCCTCGCCTACTCCATCGTCGGAGAGACCGGCAAGTTCCGTCGCCTCGCGAACCGGTTCCTCCAGTCGGAAGACGACCGCGTCGCGTTCGAAGCCTTCCGCTTCCTCACGGAGCAAGCGTTCGGGAAGGCCACGATCCGTCAGGAAATCCAAACAGAGCAGCGAGTCGTCGCCATCCAGTTCGACCTCGGAACCCCTGCCGGACCTCCAGCCGGGGTCGTCACCGGAACTGATGGAGCTCCGCAAATCACCGGAGGCGACGAACACGCTGACGGTCCGGTACAGCCGCCCGAAGGTGAGTCCGGATCAGGCGAAGCTACTTGACACCCCTGCGCGGTTCACGTTCTGCGGCGCCGGCACGAAGACGGGGAAGACCGTCGCGGGCGCTATCTGGATTCTCGAGGGTCTCCTGCAGGGCATGAGGTGCGCGTGGATCGGTCCGTGGTTCAAGCGCACGAAGACCGGCTACGAACACGTCAAGTCGATGCTCCGCGATTTCGAGAAGGCGGGCATCGCGAAGACGCGCGACACGGACCTCACGATCGACGTTTTTCAGACGACCACGGGGCGCCCTGGTCGTCTTGAGTGTTTCTCGGGCGACTCGCCCGACTCGGTGTACGGCGACGCGTTCAACAGAATCTTCCTAGACGAGGCGACGCGCCAGCCGGAAGCGATCTTCCCGTCCGCACGGTCCACGACCACGGCGACCGGCGGCAGCATGATCATCGCCTTCAACACCGACAGGTCGCCGCGCCATTGGGCGATCAGGGAGTTCCTCCGGGCGAAGCGTGGCGAAGAGCCGACCTACGGCTACGTCACGATGCCAACGAGCGCCTCGCCCTACGTCCCCAAGGAGGACGTGGCCCAGGCCAAGCGCATCCTGCCGGACCGCATCTTCCGCGCGCTCTACAACGCGGAAGTTTTCGAGGACGGCGCCTCGGTCTTTGAAGACCCGCGCGCGTGCATGCACGGGTCGTCGCAGTTCGACAAGCCGCAGCACGGCGTTGACTACTGCATGGGCGTGGACCTCGCGCGCAAGGCCGACTACACGGTCGTGTGCGTCTTCAACAGGCGCACGCGGCGACTGGTGCAGTTCCGGCGCTGGTACGGACTCCCGTGGGCCGAACAGCGCCGCCGCATCGCAGACCTCGCGCGCGAGTACAACAACGCGCGCGTCGTCGTGGACGCGACCGGGCTGGGCGACCCGAACGTCGAGGAACTTGTTCGCGACGGGCTGTCCGTGGACCCCTTCATCTTTTCGCAACCTTCGAAGCGCGAACTGATCGAGCGACTCATCGTCGCGCTTGAACAGAAACTCATCTCGTTCCCGGCCAACACGGAACTCGACGTACTCATGCACGAGCTTGAGTACTTCGAATACGAGACCACCGCCGCCGGCAACCTCGTGTACGGCAGCGCGGACAACGAACACGACGACTGCGTCATGGCGCTTGCGCTCGCAGTCCGTGGTCTCGGACCGATCAGTCCCCTCGCGGCGCGCGGTGTCGAGAGGGTGCGGCTGGGCGACTCGGACACCGCTGACTCCGCATGGGCGTGCCTGTGAAGAAATCGACCAGAAAGCGGGACGCGAACGGGCGCTTCGTGACGATGTCGCAGAACATCAACACGGCGTTCAACACGCCCAACCCCGCGACGCTGCTGATGCCCGCGAACTCTGCGGGCGGCGGTTCGCTTGTGACGGAGTGGGAGCCGGGGCGCATCGTCCAGAAGGACTGGCGCGACCGTCTCCTCGTTCCGTCGGGCATCGCGTACAAGCCGTCGGACTTCCTCAACTACCTCGTTCTCGCGGAGATGGGCGACACGCGCTACCTCTCCGTGCTGTACGACGACCTTCGCGCGCGCGACCCGCACCTGGACGCGGAGCTTTCGAAGGCTGAGGACTACCTGACGGGCGCACGGATCAACCTTCTCCCGCCCCGGCGTTTCCGCGCGGGTAACGACGGCGCGTCGGGCAAACGGGAGTCGAAGCTCGCGCAGGACATTTGCGCGGACCTCGAGGACCAGCTTCTCGGCGGCAACGAGGTTCGCATCGACCTCGCCATCCGCCACTTCGCAACCGGCCTCTGGAAGGGCATCGCCGGCAACGAGGTCGAGTCGATCCCGTTCTCGCCGTCGTACTCGACGCGCGCGAAGGAGCGCATCGTCGCGCTGCGCCCCATTCCGACGCAGCGGTTCCGCTACCTCCCCGGCAGCACGACGCTCGTTCTCCAGCAGACCGCGATGATCGATGACTACATCCCGGTCGAGGCGCTGGGCGACAGGCTCGCGCTCCTGATCGCGGACAAGTCGATCCCCAGCCCGGCGCGGCGCGGCATCATGCGGCGCCTCCTCGCGCTGATGATCATCCGGCTCTACGGCCCGCAATGGTGGAGCCGGTTCGTGGAACTCTTCGGCTCTCCGATGCGCGTCGGCAAGACCGCCGGATCGGACGCCGGGACGGAGGCGCGGCTTTCCAGCGCGCTTGCCAACATGGGGTCGTCGGCGTGGGCGATCATCCCCGACACCGCTCAGATCGAGTTCATCGAGAACGTGAGCCGCGGCAACGGCGTTGCGCCCCACGAGCTCCTGATGGACTTCACCGCGCGCGAGATCAGCAAGGTCGTCCTCGGCGCGACGCAGTCCACGGACGTTCAGCGCAACACCGGCTCGCGCTCGTCCGCCCAGGTCCACCACGACGTGACGGTCGCCCGGTCCTACGCGCGCGCCGTCGAGATTTCGTCCGTGGTGCGCTCGCGGATCCTGATGCCGTACGTCTGCCGCAACTATGGCATGGAGGCGGCGCTCAAGTTCACGCCTGAGTTCAAGATCCGCGTCGAGACGCGGCCCGACATGTACAACGCGTCGCAGAGCGTGAAGATGCTCCTCGACGCCGGGATGGAGACGATCCCCGTGTCGTGGGTCCACGACATCCTGCAGATTCCGGTTCCTGTCGAGGGCGAGCCTGTCGTGAAGCTGCCGCTCATGCCCGGCATGCCGACCGGCGGCGACCTCGGCGTCCCGCAGGAGAAGAAACCCAAGGGCGGCCCCGTCGCGGAGGGCAAGCCCGCTGTCAACGACGCGCCGAACGCGAGCGCGAAGGGTGATTCCGCTGCAAGCGACAAGGAGACGAAGTGAAGATGAACCTTCGTGACTTGAGGACTTGGCACGGCGAAGTGGACGTGACCGACTCGGTCGAGTTCGAAGCCGACGGCGAAGTCAAACCGAAGTGGATCCAGATCATGCCCTTCGGTGAGCCGCAGATGAACGACCAGCAGCGTCTGCGCGTGACCGAAGAGGACATGCGCGCGCTTGAGGCGGATCTGTCCAAGAAGACGGACAAGCGGATCCCGATCCTGTTTCGGCACGGCAAGGATCCGGTGAAGGGCGGCGAGGCCGGGGGCTGGTTCCTCAACTTCGAACGCCGCGCCGACGGTCTCTACGGCCTCGTGGAGTGGACGAAGAACACGGCGCAGGAGATCAAGAACAAGGTCTGGCGCTTCCTGTCCCCAGGCTTTTGGGGACGCGAGGACGGCGAGGGCTTCATTCGCCCGTCGTCCATCTACGAGGTCTCTCTCACCAACATCCCCGCGATCCACGGCATGAAGCCGGCGGAAGCGGAGGCACAACTCAACCACACCTCGTCCAGCAAGAACGAGGACTTCAAGGAGGAACAGCAGATGGATCTCAAGGAGATCGCCCTCTCGCTGGGTCTGGACGAGGCGGCGGACGCCAGCCAGGTCAAGGCGAAGATCGAGGCGCTCAAGGCGAGCGACGCCAAGCGCACCGAGATGGAGAACGCGGCAATCGAGGCCGCGAAGCCGAAGGTCTACACCTTCACGCAGGAGCAGTTCGACGCGGAGATCACGAAGCGCGCCGAAGAGAAGGCCGCTGCGGAGCTCGAGGCGAAGACGAAGGCCGCGAAGGTCGTCGCGCTCATGGAGGCCGGGGCCAAGCTCGGCTCGATCACGCCCGACAACAAGGACGCGCTCCAGAAGGTCGCGGAGCAGTTCCCGGTCGAATTCGAATCGGTCATCCTGCCGAACCTCAAGGTCGTCACGCCCGTCGGCTCCAAGGTCGAGCGCGACGGCAGCGCGGAGCGCGCCGTGAACCTCGAGACGGCGTTCAACACGGACGAACTCGACACGAACGCCGCGCGCGTCGCGAAGCAGTTCGGCATGTCCATCGCGGACGCGAAGTCCGCCCTCATCGCTGGCCGCATCACGGTCAAGAAGTAACGGAGGCCGCGCATGGCGTTCAACGACATCGTGCGTCGCGGGCCTCTTTCGCTGACCGCCGCAGCCGCGCTCACGCAGGGCTACCTCGTGAAGCTGGACACGAGCGCCAAGGCCGCGCTCGCTGGGTCCGGTGACGTTCCGCTGGGCGTCGTTTCCGAGACCGTCGCGTCCGGTGACACGGTGTCCGTCGAGCCGTGCGAGGGCGTCGTCAAGCTCGTCGCCAGCGCCGCGATCTCCATCGGTGACTACGTCTGCGCCACGACGGGCGGCAAGGTCGCCAAGGAGGACGCGCCGATCACCCACGCCAACACGCCCACGGCGTTCACGATCGGACAGGCGATCACCGCCGCCACGACCGACGGCGACGCTGTGTTCGTGGCCTCGCTGCGCTAACACCCAAGGTTCGCCCACATCCCAGCGCGTGTAGGCGCGCTGTACAGAAACAGGAGACAGCCACATGGCTTTCAACGACATCGTCAGGCGCGGTCCGCTCTCGCTGATCGCTGCCGCCAACCTCACCCAGGGAAACCTCGTCAAGGTGGACACGGCTGGGAAGGCCGCGCTCGCCGGCGCGGGCGACGTGCCGCTCGGCGTCGTCTCGGAGACCGTCTCGGCGGCGGACGCCGTCGCGGTCGAGCCTTTCGAGGGAATCGTCAAGGTCGTCGCTGGTGGCGCCATCGCCATCGGTGACTACGTCAAGGCCGGCGCGTCCGGCAAGGTCGTGGTCGAGACCTCCGCCACCACGCCGACCGCTTTCACCATCGGTCAGGCCTTCACCGCTTCCAGCACCGACGGAGACGCGATTTTCATCGTGTCCCTCCGCTGATCAATCGCGACAAGGAGCAGGACAGAAACATGAGCCAGAACTTCGGCAAGTACACGCCCACGGATCCCAACCTCGTCGCGCAGTTCGGCCACGCCGCCGGCTACGCGCTGGAGCAGGGCGGCGACAAGCCCGCCCCCGGCCTCGACCGCTACACGATGACCGCGATCACGTCCAACCGTCAGGGTGGCGTCTCGCGCGCGCCCATCGGGATCGGGTTCCTCCAGTCCCCGATGGTCTCCTCGGAGATCCTCCCGCCCGTCAACGCGACGCCCGACGGGAACGAACTCGCCTACTTCCCGGTCTTCAAGAAGGAACACTTCGTCGTCCCGGCGAACGACACGGTCGCCATCGGCGGCAACGTGCTGACCTCGGACGTGGAGTTCAGCTTCGACTCGATGACCCTCACGGTCCACGCGCACGAGGTTCTCGCGGAGCCGCGCGAGCTTCGCATCGCCGCCGCCAACGGCGTCGATCTCGCCTCGATCAAGTACGACATGGCGAAGGCCAAGGTCGAGCTCTACCGCGAACAGGCCGCGGCGACGCTCCTCACGACCACGAGCAACTACAACGGCGGCACGAACCACACGGCGCTCACGTCGGGTGGCACGGGCACGATGTGGTCGAACTACGCGGCCAGCGGCGGCGTGTACTACTCCAACCCGCTGACGAACATCTTCGACAAGATGGAGTCGATCCGTCTGTCGTCCGGCGTCCGCCCGAACACGCTCCTCATCACGGCCCCCGTGTGGCGCGCGCTCAAGCAGCACCCGGTGATCCTCGCCCTCATCGCGTACGCCGGCCAGAAGATCGGGACGCCCGCCGCTCCCGCCACGCTGGAGACGCTGTCCGCGATCTTCGGTCTCAACATCATCGTCGCGGAGGCGCTGACGGCGTCGTCCCCGACGGCCACGGCGTTCACGGACCTGTGGGGCAAGAATGCGATCCTCGCGTACGTCGGACCCGCGTCGCTCTACGCGCCGCAGTTCGGCAACACGTTCCAGTCCTCGGGCTACCCGAAGACGCTCCAGGGCTTCGACCCGAAGAAGGGCGCGGAGGGCAGCCAGACCTACCGCTACATCGACGCGTACGGCTTCAAGCTGCACATGTCGGGTGCTGCGGGCTGGCTCTTCGACGGCTGCGTCGCCTAACGAATCCGCAGCGGGGTAGCGCGCGGTAGCTCCGCGCGAGGTGGGCGACGGCGGTCGGTTTCGTCCGACGGTCGCCCACCTCCCCCGCGTTTTTCCAGAACAGGAGCGTCATGCCTCAGTACAGAGTCGTCAGGGACTTCACGATTGACCCGTTCACGTTCAAGGTGGGCGAGGCCGTCGCGGAGGCCGAACTCTCCCTATTCAAGCAGGAACTCGTAGGGTCCGGATGCGTCGTGCCAGTCGAAGACGTGCCGCCGGCCGCGCCCGTGACGCCCGTGGTGGCAGCGAAGCCGACCAAGGCGCCCAAGTGACTCGGTCCGCTCTGTACGCCGCCGTCTTGATCGTCCTCGTGCTGGCCGCGCTGGGCGCCGGGTGCGACAAGGCGACGCCTACAGAGCCGGTGCCGGTGCCGACACCGACGCCCACGGCGACACCGACGCGAGACGCGTGTGTGCCGAACGAGCCGCCCTTCGGTTGTATTTGGGGTTGCCCGTGCAGCTACACGCCGACTCCGACTCCGACGCCGCTCGTGACGTGGACGCCGACGCCGACACCGCCTCCGGTTTTCACCCCGACCCCGACACCGACCAAGACCCCGACCCCAACGCCAACCGCACCTTGCCCTCCTGGTCCCGGCGGGTGCTGAGAAGAACGCCATGAGCTTCACAGACGCGATCAAGGGCATCGTCGGCGCCGCGAGTGCGGTCGCATTCTTCTGGTACTTCGTCCGTCCGTGGATTCCGCCCCTGTACGCGCGCTACAGCGAATGGGTCAAGACCACGGCCTCGGGGAAGAAGTCGTGAACTGGCTCGAGGAAGTGTTTAAGGGCGGCGTGTCCGGTCTGCTCGCGCCTATCGCGGACATCATCGCGAAGTTCAAGGCCGACCCGACCATCATGGCGCAGAACGGCCAGAAGGTCATCGAGCTTGAGTACGCTGCAAAACAGGTGCAGTTGCAAGCCGAACTGCAGCTACAGCTTGCCCAGGCCAAGATCAACGAGGTCGAGGCCGCGAGTCCGGACAAGTTCAAGTCGTGGGCGCGCCCGGCTGCGCTGTGGGTCTGCGTCGTCGGCTTCGCGTACGCGAACCTCGGCTACCCGCTCCTAGGGTGGCTGTCGATCAACATGGGGTGGAAGCCGCCCCTCGAGTTGAACACCAACGCTCTCGACACGATGCTCGCCGCGCTTCTCGGCGTCGGCGCGTACCGCTCGTTCGACAAGTGGAAAGGCAGCAGCAAGTGACGCCGCGCGACGGAGAACCGCCGCGCTGGATCAAGTGGCTGCAGTTGATTCCGTGGGTGCTGGTTCCGTTGTTCGTCGCCGGCATGGCGTGGATCTCTTCGCGGATCGACGCTGCTGACGCAAACAAGGAAGTGCAGTACCGCCGCGAGTTCGTCCTGCGCGAGCAGTACGAGGCGGACCAGCGATCCCGTGACTACCTCCGCGACCAACTCGACAAGCGGCTGGAGCGCATGGACCAGAAGCTGGACGAACTCATCTCGCGAAAGAAGTAAATGCCGTCGCGCGATCTGAACGACTGCGAACCGCAACTGGCCGACGCGTTCCGCGCGATCAAGGTGGACTACGAACAGAACAACCCCGGCTGCGTGCTGCAACCTTTCGTGACGTATCGGTCCCCATCCGAACAACAGGCCGAATACGCCAAGGGTCGCACGATGCCGGGCAGCATCGTCACCAACAAGGACGGGGTCACGAACCTGTCGAAGCACAACTACAAACCGTCACGCGCGATCGACGTAATGGTCGTGATCGACGGCAAGGCGCGCTGGAACCCAGGTCTCTACATCCCGCTCGGGCCGCTAGCCGACAAGCACGGACTCCGCTGGGGCGGACGCTGGCAGAAACCCGCTGACTTCGTTCACTTGGAGATTGCCTGATGCCCGCACCCGCGAACCTGTACGCCACGGAGAGCGAGCTCCTGTCCATGCTAGATCAGGAGTCGCTGGACCAGTTCACGATCGGTCCTGCTGCGACGCAGGACAACGTGATCGTCTGGAAGGTGCTGGACGACGCGTCGCGCGTCATCGACGGCTACATCGGCGGGCGCTACGTCGTGCCCGTGACCGACGCCGGCGCGATCACGATCCTGCGCCCGCACGCCCTCGCCATCGCGAAGTCCATGTTTCTCGAGCGGCGATTCGCCGGCAAGTACGACCAGGCCGCGCAGGAGGCGCGCTGGAACGCCGAGAAGTTCCTCGGGATGGTTGCCAAGCGGTCCGCCTCGATCGCGGGCCTCGAGGACCGCAGCGCGGGCGACGGCACGACGACGCTGACCGCTGGCTCCAACGACCCTGTCTTCATCGACCCGGCGTCCGCGACCGGAGCGTCCCTTTGAAGCTGACGTTCAAGGCGGACACGGCGCCTGTCACGACGCAACTGAACGCGATGCTGAAGCGCCTCAACGCGTCGCAGATCGCCGCCATCGGAGCGTACGTCCAGGTCGAGGGTGTGCCCTTTGCGGACAGCATCCCCGCGCGCTTCAAGATGGGCGGGCCGGGCTGGCACACGCCCGTCCTGCGCCCGACCGGCGAGCGGATGATCGACACCGGTCGCCTGTCCGAGAGCATCGCCTACGAGGTCCAGCCGGGCGGGCTGGCGCGCATCGGGACGAACGTCCCGTACGGCGCGCAACTCAACGGCGACTACGGCGATTCGTTCACCATCGAGGCGCGGAACCGCGAGTGGCTCACGGTCCCGAACCCGGCGGTCCTCACGCCGTCGGAGGTCCGCAGCGCACAGGCGACGGACTTCCCGAAGGCGTTCAAGCTCGTCTACGGCCCGGAGGGACCTGGCATCTACCGCCAGCGCGGCCCCAGCGGGCGTCGCTTCATCGAGAAGCTCTTCTCGCTGAAGAAGTCCGTCACGATCAGGGCGCGCAAGTTCCTCAAGGTCTCGGAAGCCGGAATGGAGATCGCGCTCCAGGCCGCGCAGCACTTCGTCCACACGGGCGAGACCATGTACGGGATTCCGATCAAGCAGCGCCACGGCAACCCGGACGTTGGCCCGCGTAAGGGAGGTCGCCCGTGAGCGCCCTCAATACGACGCGCGCCGCGATCGTCAGCGCGCTCAAGACGCTGTTCGCGGCACACCCTGAGGTCGAGATCAGCGCGACGACCGACATCGGCAAGGTGTGGGGCGTCGCACGGCGCAAGCCAGCCGTCTTCGTGATCTACAACGGCACGAGCGCGGCGCGCCAGATGCAGCAGATCGGGCAGCGCCTCCACACGCCTGTCCACCAGGATTGGGTCATCGTCGTCGTCGCGGAGAACTTCCGCAACACGACGGAAGCCGAGACTGGATACGGCACGCGCCTTGGGCTTGACGACATGGTTGAGCTTGTGCGCGGGATCCGCAACGTCGCGATCTCGCAAGCCGGGATCTCCACGCCGCTCTATCTGTTTCTCGCAAGCGAAAAGCCAGTCGAGGAGTCCGACAACCCGCCTACCGGCGGCACGGTCGCCTACATCTGTCACTACCAGACTCAGCCGGTTTGGGTCTAAGCACAAGCGCACTCTAGGAGGAGCAAACAATGTCTGCGAAAGTTCCCGCCCTCGGATCCCAGTCCGCGCTGGTCATGGGTTTCGAGACCACCTACGGCACCATCGCTGGCGCCGCAACGGGTAAGAAGTTCGGCTTCATGAAGGCCGGCGTCAAGGGCACGAAGTCCCTCATCGACAACATGACGCTCACGAGCGACACGAACCTCCGTGACGCGATCCGTGGGCGGCAGAACGCGGGCGGGCCGCTCTCGTTCTACCTCGACCCGATCAACGCTCCGTTCGTCTTCAAGGCCGCGCTCGGCAGCTACTTGGGCACCGGTCCGTCGAACTGGGTCCACACGATGAAGATGGGCGCGGCCCAGCCCCCGTCCTTCACCGTCGAGGAGGCGTTCACGTTCGCGGACGCGTCCGGCGCGTGGGTCCAGGCGCTCGGTTGCCAGATCGACTCGCTCAAGCTCTCGGGCAAGGTGGACGGCTACCTCGAGGCCGACTGCACGATCGTCGGCGCGAAGACGCAGCACAACACCACGGCGTCCAACTTCACGACGCCCACGGACTGGACTGCGAACCCGAACCCGTTCGAAAACATGATGATCGCCGCCGCCGACGTGCTGTTCGGCACGATGGGATCCCCCGCCGCCTTCACCGGCATGACGGAGTGGGGTCTGACGATCAACAACAACCTCTTCAAGAACGACTACCGTGTCGGCGGCGTCGGCACGCGCGCCTCCTCGACGCGCGCGAAGTCCCGCGTCGAGCTCACGATGAAGTGCATGTTTGAGGACGAGGCGTCGTGCTACGCCCTCCTCACCAACGCCGCGAACACGCCGCGCGAGTGGAGCGTGAAGTACACGATCGACTCCAACACCTACCTCACGATCCGCATCCCGCGTCTCTTCCTCGAGTGGAACGACCCGGAGATCACGTCCGGCGAACCCGTCACGATCGATGTCAAGGGCGTCGCCGCCTACGACTCGTCGGCTCAGACGCAGCTCGTCGTCACGGTCGGCAACAACACCGCCGACACCGTCTACGCCTAAGTAATCAACGAGGGGGCGGCACGCGCACCGCCCCCTCGTTTCCCTTTCGCGCACCGCCCGCCAGCGGAGTCCATCACAAACGAGAAGAGGAGAACCATGAGCGACTTCACCCGCGAGTACTCGTCCAAGTCCGGCAAGATCAAGATGACGATCGCAGCCGCCTCCACGGAGCGCATGGCGCGCGTCATCAGGGAACTCAACGCGACGGCGAAGGGCCGCGTGTCCAGCCTCGACTCCGACCTGGAGCGCAACATCGACTTCAAGGTGGCGCTCGCCGCGACGTACCTCGTCGCGCTGGAGATCGACGGCGTCGCCAAGGACGCTGCCGCCCGCCGCGAGTGGGTCCGCACCTACCCCGGCGCTTCCGACACCGTCATCGACCGCGCGAAGGCGCTGGAGACGGAGTTCAAGGCCGAACTCGAGGCCGACGAAAAAAACTGATCGCGGTCGCGCGTAGCGGCTGGGAGATCGGTCACGTCCGCCGGAAGTTCAAAGAGGAATGCAAAGGGTGTCGCGCTGAGGGCCAGCGCAAGTACAACTCACCGACACCCGTTTGCCTCTTCACCGGAGGCGCATGTAAGCGCGAGCAGAAGTTCGCGCTCCCTTCCGATGCCAAGCTCTCGCTGCGCGCGACCGACGCCCTCCAGGTGTTCAATGCGTGCCAGACACAATGGCGCGTTGGTTTCGGCGGCGCGTACGGCTTGATCTACGGGGAGGCGCGCATCGCGGCGCGCGAACTCGGGATCGACTGGCTCGACGTGAAGCCCCTCGTCCAGGCGCTTGAGTACGAACGCCTCGCGTTCGACTCCGAGAAGGACGAGGAAGCCAACAAGGATTCCAAGAAGAAGACGAGGTAGTCCGTGTCCACGTTCCGCACCGAAATCGAGATCGGCTGCAACCCGAACCCTGCGGTCTCGGGCATCCAGCAGATTCTCTCTGAGGTTCAGAAGCTGCGCTCTGACTTGGCGTCGCTCTCCACGAACGTCTCGAAAGTTTCGAGCGACATGGAGAAGACTGCCGCGTCGGCCAAGAAAGCGCAGGGCGACATCGAGGGACTCGCGAACTCGATTCGGACAGCCGCAGCCGCGCTCGGCCTGATGTGGGCCGCGAACAAGGCGTTCGACTTCATCAAGGACGGCTTGATGGCGGCGTGGCAGGCTGGCTCCGAGTTCAACCAGATCATGGAAGTCGGGCGCATCGGCATGGCCGCGATGTTCACGACTCTCCGCACCTACACGGACGAACACGGGCGCGCCGTCGAGGGCGAGCGCGCCTTTGCCGCGGCGATGCAGGACTCCTACCGAGTGCAGGAGCTCATGCAGAGCGCCGTCTTCAAGACGAACACGACGCTGCAGGAACTGCAGGGCACGTTCTCGCGCATCCAGATGGGCGCCGCGTCGCAGAAGGCGACGACTGAGGAGATGGTCCGCCTGACCGTCGCCGTCACGAACATGGCGACGGCGACCGGGCGCAGCCCTGAGGCGCTGTCCCAGCAGCTTTCGCTGATGATGAACGGCATCGTGCGCGCGCAGGGCGCGATGGGCGGCTTCATCAAGTCCCTCGGCCTCTCGACGGAGGAGGTCAAGAAGCTCGCGGCGAGCGGCGACCTCCTGCACGTCATGTTGCAGAAGATGGACCAGTTCGAACGCGCTGGCGGAATGATCCAGCAGTCCTACCAGGGCGTCATGTCCAACGTCAAGGACGTGTGGCAGCAACTGTCCGGAGCGTTCGCGCAGCCCCTGATGGATCAGGCGAAGATCCTCGGCACGAAGTTCATCGAGACGTTCACCGAGACGTGGGTGGACGCGCAGGGCAACACGCAGACGCGCGTGTCCGATTGGGGCAAGACGATCGCGCAGAACTTCGGCAGCGGCTTCAAGGACGGTCTGATGATGATCCTTGAGACCGTCATGCCGAAGTTCGACAACCTGTCGTCCTTCGCCGCCAACTTCGCGACGGCCATGCGCGAGATCCGCGATAGCTGGCGCGACCGCAACGTGGACACGAAGGATCCCGGTCGGTCCGGACTGATCGCGCACCTCGAGGAGCGCGCGTCGATCACGGGCTTCAACCTTGACGACGCCGTCCAGCGCGAGGCGGATGGTCGGCGCGCGGAGCAACTGAAGGCCGGCGCAGACCTCACCTCCGCAGAGCGCGCGCTCGCGAACCAGTACCTCGCGGAGTACCAGCAGCGCGAGGAGTCGCAGCGGTCGTTCAAGGACCGCATGACGATCGTCCAGCGGTACGGCGTCACGCCTGAGATGCTGATCGGTAACGGCGCTGGTCCCGGCGACGCGATGTCGAAGCCGACGCCGCGCGCCATCGAACCCGCGATGGTGCGGTTCGCTGAGGGCTTCAAGGACTTCAAGAAGCTCTTCTCCGAGAAGATGGAACTCGGCGGACTCGAGGGCGTCGAGAAGCAGTTCCAGCAGATCGACATCCAGCTTCAGAACAACATCAAGACCCTCGACGGCTGGGAACACAAGCTGCAGGGCAAGACCCCTGAGGAGCTCGCGGCGCAGGGCATCTTCAAGACGCGCGACAGCAAGGGCAACCTCTCGTACACGGGCCAACTCAAGGACGAGGCTGAAGAGAACGCCATCCGCGCCAAGATCCTGCTGGAGGACCAGCGACAGGAGAAGCTGCGCGAGGGCATGCTGCGCCTGACCGAACTCACGAAGCAGACGCTCGCGGAGCAGATCAGCGCGGAGGAGGCGGCCGGCGAGCGCAAGATCGCGGTCGCCGCACGCACCGCAACCGCACAGACGCGCACGCTGGAGGAACTCCACGCCGTGTGGGAGGCGGAGGCGAAGGCGAAGGAGGCGCTGTTCAACACGACAGACCTCAAGCGCGCCGCTGCCGAGTTCGAAGCGTCCGGCGAGTGGGACAAGCTCGTCGCGGTCGTCGCGGCCCAGGGGCGCGACGCCGGTCAGGGATTCACGGAGTCGTTCGTCGCCGCGTTCGGCGTCGCCGCCGAGAAGGCGTACGCGAAGGCCGACGACATGGCGTCCGGCGTCGCCGCTGGCCTCCAGAAGATCCGTGCGACGTACAAGACCGAAGGCAAGATCATCGCGGACACGATGAGCGAGGTGTGGGGCCAGATTGGCGACACCTTCGCGAACGTCGTGAGCGGCTCCATCACCAACGGCATCGAGGGCATCAAGGGCGCGTTCAAGGGTCTCGTCAACTCGCTGCTGAACGACTGGGTCAAGATGATCAAGGACATGGCGATGAGCGCCGCGTCCCTCAGCGTCGGCAGCGGCGGCGGCGTTGCGTCCGGGTTCGGGAGCCTGATTCGCGGGTTCGCCGGCGAGAAACCCGAACGCTACCTCTACGCCGGGATGGACGAGGGCGGCGATCCGACGTGGGGCAACAACCCGAACTTCGGGATGCAGACCGCCGGCTACGTTGGCGGAAGCGCGCTCAAGGGGTACGGCGTCGGCGGCGCGATCGGCGGGATGTCTGGCGCGCCCGGCTGGAACTCTGGCGCGACGATCGGCGGCGCTGTCGCGTCTGCCGGTATCGCTCTGGCCGCGTCCGGCGCGCTCGGCGCGGCTGCGGCTGGCGCTGTCGCTGGCTCCGTGATCCCGGTCCTCGGCACGATCATCGGCGCCGTCATCGGCGGCATCATCGGCATCCTGTCATCTCCGAACACCGAGATGAAGTCCTATCAGGTCGGCAAGTACTCACAGGCCGCCCAGGTGTCCGGTCAGGCGATGAGTACGTTCTCCGGGTCGATGCTCGATCTCTACGGCACGTCCGCGTCCGCGGGGCGCGACGTGTTCGCGCAGAGCATGTCAGACATCATCAAGGGCTACATGCAGAAGCTCTCGTTCAAGATCCACGCCGGATCGAACGAAGACCTCCAGAAGGATTTCGAGCAACTCACCAAGGGCATCATCCCCGCCGAGATCCTGCACCAGATGTTCGGGCAGGGGCGGCGCGGCGGCAAGGACTACGCGGGCATCGACGGCGGGTCCAGCTACACGGACATGGTCGCGACCGACGCCGGCCCGCTGACGAAGTGGATGAAGGAGATCGGGTTCTCGATCGAGAAGATCAACGAGATCACCGGACAGATCGACCAGCGAGGCGCTGAGGCGTTTCAGCAGTACCTCGTCAAGCTCGTCGGCGTCGTCATCAGCTTCAACAACAACATCAAGAATCTGAGCAAGACGAGCGGCGAGCTCTTTGCCGACGCGTCGAAGTCGAGCGACCAGAATGCCATCGAGGCGTTCCACGAGTCTGCCGTCGCGCTGACGGAACAGGCGAAGGAACTCTCGCAGTACTCGGGCGACGATCAGATCGCTCGCGCGCAGAAGCTCAACGACGCCGTCGCCGCGCGCTACCAGCAGGAACTGCAGTTCATCCAGCAGATCATCCAGACGATCAAGAGCGAGAGCGCCGCGTTCCTGTCGCTTCGCATGACGCTGGGCGACGCTACGGCGCGCTCGCGGATGACTAGCCAGCAGTACGACGCCTACCGGGTGGACGACTGGAAGACGCGCATCTACGGCAAGGAGATGCAGTCGGCTGGTGACCTCCCGATCTTCGGCTACCGCCAGCAGATTATGAACACGCAGGATCCTGCGACGGTAATCGAACTCGCGGCCAAGGCGCGCGACGCGATCAAGCAGTACTTCGACTACCTCAACAACCTCCTGTCACAGAACCTCCAGCTTCTCTCCGGGTTCAAGGATCTCAAGGCGAACTTCGGCGCCGGGAGCGCGGGCCTCATCGGCGCCGCGATGCCCGACACGTCGCTGCAGGGTTGGCTCGCCGGCGTCGGCACGCTCAAGACCCAGGTCACGGACGCGGCGAAACTGACCGGTCAGGCGCAGATCGACGCGATGAAGAAGGTGCAGCAGACGGCTGCGGAGCGTTATCAGCAGGAGCTCGGCTTCATCCGCGACATCAAGAGCAACCTCGCGAGCTTCAAGGCGTCCATCGCCGGGTTCAAAGAGAACATCAAGATGGACGGGATGAATGACCAGGAGAAGGCGACCTACCTCGCGTCCAAGCTGAGGGACGACGAGGAGAAGATGCGGACCTCCAAGGATCCCGCCGAGATCAAGCGGCTGCAGGACGAGATCATGCAGTACGCGCAGCAGTACTACGGCCTCTTCAAGGAGGGCGACCCGCGCCGCGCGGAGGCCGGGCGCTATATCAGCGACGTGCTGGATCGCGCTGCAGCCATCGCGGAGGCGAAGTCCAACGAACTGATCGACATCATCACGGAGGCGTCGAACTCGTACGCCCAGGTCATGCAGGACGCGGCGGACACGACGCAGGAGACCATCGACACGATCAACGCGGAGATCGGTCGCCTCAACGTCGAACTCGGCAACCTCGAGACGGCGGTCCGGACGAAGCTCAAGGGAGTCGTGGACACGCTCGTGGCCGACAACACGCGGCTCGCCGCCGAACTCGCGAAGGACGCCGACCTCTTCACGAAGACCAACGCGCAACTCACGAACCTCACGGACCCGACGAGCGGCACGCTCAAGCGGACCGGCGATGCGTTCGACGGCCTCAGCGCCAAGGCGCGCGCCCTCGGGGCGGCATTCGACACCATCCTTGGGGCCGGCGGCTCTGGCGGCAACAGCACCAGCGTCGGCGCACAGGCCTACAACTCGAGGACGTACTCGTACGCCTTCTCGCCCGCAACGGGGGTCTAAGTGTCGTACACGTTCGCCGCTAACGGCGCGAGCAACACCAAGGTCTCGTTCTTCCTGCTTGAGATCGCGTTCGTCAACGGCACGCTGCGCCTCACGAACGCCGACATCGACATCGCGACCGTCGCTGGCGCGTACAGCGCGGGGGCCACGCCCGGCGCGCACACTTGGCTCGCGCGCTCGGCTGGCGGCGGTCGCTCGTTTGTTATCTCGTCCATCTCAGCCGGTATCGCTGAGACCGCCGGCTCCGAAAAGATCATCCTCGACAACGCGGACAACTACATCTCCGCGATCCTGTTCGGCGCGCACAACCCCGCTGGTGCGGTCGTCAAGGTCTATGAGGCGCTGTTCGACCCCGCGAACCTGACGACGAACAAGCCCGACGACGTCAAGCTACGCCTCCTGCGCCGCGTCGCGTCGATGTCGCTCAAGGCGGACGTGCGGAAGCGCGAGGCGGAGATCACGCTGGACCCGTACGTCGTGCTGCAGTCGCTCGTCATGGGGCGGCGCCACCTCGGCCCGAAGTGTACGTTCGCGTACCGCGAGGCCGAATCGTGTCAGGCGACGCCGACGACCGGCACCGCGACCTTCACGAACGGCTCCACGTCCGTCACGAGCGTCTCGCCCGCGCTGGCGGCGACGAACTGCCTGGTCGGCGCGACCGTCACGGTCGGCAGCGTCACGGGCGTCGTCTCGGCAAACACCACGACCACGATCACCCTCTCGTCCGCGTGGACCGGCACCACGGGCGCGTCGCAGTCGTTCGGGGCGATCGACGCGTCGTGCGATCACACGCTCACCGCGTGTTCAATGCCGACCAAGCGTAGCGGCACGCCGGCGAACGGGAACCGCGACAACTTCGGCGGGTTCGTCACCATCCCCGCGACCAGCCTGTAAACGGAGAAGCGATGGCAAATTTCCCGAACATCGCACCCAGCGAATCGTACACGCCCGCCCTCGAGAACTTCACGTTCATCGCGGACGGCTACCCCAGCGGCGTGCAGCTTGCGCGGGCCGGACGCCTGTATCAGGTCTACGCGTGTTCGATGCGGTACGACAACATCTCGTACACGTCGCTCCAGACGCTGTGGGACTTCCATCGCTCCATGCGCGGGCGACTCACGACCTTCACGTTCACGGACTGGGCCGGATGGGACGCGACGCCGACCGGGATCGCGTGGCCGAAGCTGTACATCGGAACCACGGACGGCGTCACGACCGGGTTCGACGTGCCGATGAAGTCGTCGTCCAGCTACACGCTGTACCGCGCCGGATCCGCGTTGACGCCCGTGACGGACTACTCCTTCGGTTCGGGGACCGGCGTGGACGGGCGCGACAAGATCACGCTGGTATCTGCAGGGGCGTCCGGCGACCTCCTCGAGTGGGTCGCGACAGGGCGCGCGGCGTTCAACGTCCGCTTCGGGAGCGACAAGTTCCCGATGACGTTCATGTCCAACGGCGTCGCGTCGTGCGCGCTTGACGTGATTGAAGCCCGCTAATGGAATCGTTCGAAGTCCCGTTCGACCCAAACCAAAACGGACTCGTCGTCCGGAGAGACTGGAACTACTTCGATCCGAACGCGTGGCCGTTCCCGTGGCCCCCGCCTACGCCGACGCCTGGCAACACGAACGCCGGCGCTGGCGACCGTGGCGGCGCGGTCAACGCCGCGCTGCCCGGCACGGTCATTCCCGTCATCTACGGAAGGCAGCGCGTCAAGGGGCAACTCCTCTTCGCTGACGCGTGGAGTACGAGCGCCCAGGCTGACTTCTGGTACTCCATCGGTGAGGGTCCGATCAACTCGGTCGAGGACTCGTGGGCGAACGATGCGCGCCTCACGACGAACCCGTACATCACGGTCACCCTTCACAACGGCGACAAGGCGCAGTCGCAGGACTCCACCTTCAACACGCGCAGCACGAACATCTCGAGGCTTCCCCGCACGGCGTACGCGCGCGTGTCGGCTGTGGATCCGCGCTCGCTGAACCCGGACTGGCACAACGTCTTCCCCGGCGGTGAGAGCTACATCAGCGAGGTCTATTTCGAGGTCAAGGGACTCAAGGTCTACGACCCGCGCCTCGACTCGACCGTCACGGGCGGCAGCGGTTCGCAGCGCGCGAACGACCCGACGACCTGGGCGTGGTCTGACAACCCCGTTCTCTGCATCCGCGACTTCCTGTGCGACCCCGTACACGGCTGCGGACTCGGGCACTCGTCCGGCTACGTCAACGACGTGAACATCATCGCCGCCGCGAACGCGTGCGACACCCTCGGGTTCACGCTCAACATCGCGCTCACCTCGGAAGGCGACGCCACCTCGTGGCTCGACCAGATGCGCCTCGTGTGCAACGCGACCGTCTACGTCGATAACGGGCAGTACTGCATCTTCATCGACCAGACGCAGTCGTCGGTCGTCGTGGACTTCACGACGCTCGGCTCTGGCGCGAACTGCCGCCAAGTGAATTACATCCCGGTCTCACAGCGCGACCAACCCACGCGCGTGATCGTGGAGTACCCGCACGCCTCCCACAAGTACGCGCAGGACACGGTCACTTGCGACAACCCCGGCATCGCGCTCGGGACTGTCCAGGTGCGCGAGGCTCGCTACAAGGCGGACGGGATCGTCACGGAAGCGCAAGCGTGGAAGATCGGGACGTACATCGTCAACAAGGCGACCTACCCGCTGCGCGTGGACTTCCTCGCGTCGTTCGTCTCGCACAAGCTGACCGTCGGCTCGCTGATTACGCTCACGACCGACGAGGGGCTGGCCGCGCAGAAGTTCGTAGTGGACGCCATCGAGGAGCAGGACGGCGTTGGCGAGGTCAAGGTCACGGCCCGCATCTACTTTGACGACATCTTCTCGTCCACGATCGTCACCGGCGACACGGCCCCCTCTACCTCGATTCCCGACGCCAACGGGACGCCGCCGGACATCACGCTCGTGGGCGTCTCTCCGACCAGCACGACGCCGTCCTCGCTGCCGAACACGACAGCCCGCAAGATCGTCGTGACGACGAACACGGCGACGCAGTCAACCAAGACCGAGTACGTCGCCGTCGATTACACGCCCCCGACGACGTTCCCGTGGGCACACGAGCTCGTGATCCGCTGGGACTCGTCTATCGGGTTCGCGACCGCAACCTGGGCTTCGATGTCAGCGAACGAGCTCGTGATCCCGCTCTCTGGCAACACGGATCCGTGGAACGAGGGCGGCGCGACGTTCTGGTTGCCGGGCCTGATTGGCGAGATCACCACGAACTTATTCGCTGCCAACGGCGAGGTGATCGGCGGCACGCTGTCGGGCGGGCAGTTCCGCATCATCGCCCGCGTGAGGTCGATCGCCGGCAACCTCTCGTCAGGGGTGACGATCGACTGCCTCGGATACATGTCTTCCACGGCTGCAGCCGACGGCGGCGCTGAGGTCAAGACGCGCCCGCTGATCCTAGTCGAGGACACCCTGCCCGCCGTAAGCGCCGCCGGCGAGGCCAACATCGTCATGGACTCCGCGACGCACACGGTCAAGATCAGCGTGAACGGCGGCGCGTACGCCGCCCTCGGCGGAGGTGGTGGCGGCGGCACGCCGACCCGCATCTACGGCGGCAGCGGCATCACCGGCTCGATCAACGACTCAAACACGACGTTCACGACCTCCGTGAACGCATCGGTCGCAACCTTCTTCCTCGTCATCGTTGACGGCGTCATCGACTTCGCGGCGACGTGGTCCGGCACCACGCTGACGCCGAGTAGCGCGCCTCACGCTGGCATCGACGTTCTGTACTGGAGCTAATACATGAAGCGTCTGCTCTTGCTGGTTGCGCTGCTCGCGACGCCCGCGTACGCGCAGGAGAAGTTCAACCTCTTCAACCGCGCCGTCGCGCCGGGCTGCACGACCGGCGACCTCGTCTACGTCACCTCGACGCCGACGCTCGGCTGCGGGTCCGTCCTGACCGCGATCGGCAACGGGTACGTCAAGCTGCAGGGGTCGTACCCCGGAACGCAGCAGACCGGCAGCTTCAACGTCAGCGGCGCGTCCGGCTCTGGCACGTTCACGACGACGGCGATCTCTGGCGGCGGTTCATCGACGTACAACTCCATGAACATTTTCGACAACGGTTCGTCGGCCCCAACCGACTACTACACGACGACCATCGGAAAGTCAGGATCCACCGCCGACCAACTGTTTATCTGGCACCGCGTTCCGTCGGCGGTAGGCGGTCAAGCGTCAACGTGGGGATTCAACCGCGCCGACAAGCTCAAGTCGTCCGGCTTCATCCTCATGCAAGTGAACTCGTCGCTCTACACGACCGGGTGCTTCGCTACCGACCGCAGCGCCTTTGACGGCTACGCCTCCCATTGTGAGGCGGCGTCTGGCGTCGGCACCGTCCTAGCGGCTGGTGAAACCGGCAGCAGCTTCGGGTTCGGCGTGGACAACAGCGGCGACCTCTCGCGCATTAAGGGCGTGACCTACGCGTGGCCGTCATCGAACCCCGGCAGCGCGGCGTGCCTCCGCAACAGCAGCGGCACCCTGTCATGGGACACGTCGTGCGGGAGCGGCGGGACCGGGGGCGTATCGAGCGTCGGGCTTTCGCTGCCGTCGATCTTCACCGTTAGCGGCTCGCCCGTAACCAGCACCGGCACGCTGACGGGCACGCTCGCAACGCAGACTGCGAACTACGTCTTCGCTGGGCCGACGACGGGTGCGGCGGCAGGGCCGACATTCCGTGCGCTGGTCTCTGCGGACATCCCGAACAACGCCGCGAACACGACCGGTTATGCCGCCGCCCTCAAGAGCGCAACGACGACCGTGGATGTCGGATCGGCAACCGCGCCAAGCTCGGGCCAGGTGCTGACGGCGACAAGCTCCACGACCGCGACGTGGCAGAACCCGGCGTCCAACCCGACGACCACGAAGGGCGACCT